GTGAAAGTTATGGCGGTTTTATCGCGCCTTACTGGCGAGATGACTGCTATTCTCCCAGCAAAGAAGCCCTTAAGTTTCTTTCTGGACCTCAGGGACAAGACCCCTCCCTGTTGTATTCGGGCAACCGGGAGACTGGCTTGGCCAGTTTTCCTGGAGTCAAACGTTGAGGAAGGATCTCTGGAGACATGTGACAAATGTGGCAAATTGCTTAATGGCTTTGGAGTTTTTGGATTAGAGGACCTTGGCAATGTTTGCTTGTGCTCTATAGTTCACCAGAAGCACAAATTCGGACCTACATGCCTGTGTAACCGCATGTACATACACGGCTGCGGCCGGTGGCGGCGCCGCAGTCGTTATTTGAAGCATTACAAGGCATTAAATAAAGTTATCCCCTGTGCTTATGATGTGACCTGCCCTGTTTTCGAAGGTGAAGTTGATGATTTGTTCACTGAACTTGGAGCTCCTACAACCATGGGGTTTATTGAAAAGGAATGGTGGGACGAAGGCAGGAAACTGATGGACAAGTTTGTGGACGTTTGTGAGCCTTGCTTGACTTCAGAGGACGCGCGCCTGCTGGACTCCATTGCAAGTGACTCCAACATTCGCGCACGACTCGAGAATGAGTACGGTGTCGATGCAGTGAAAGCTGCTCGCGATAGAAAGGACTTTATGAGAACACTTAGACTTGCATTGGACAACAGACCAGCCAACCCTGTCACTTGGTATACCAAACTTGGCAAAATCACTGACAAAGGAAAGCAGTGGGCAAGAAAGGTTGTCCACGGTGCTTCCAAGGTGATTGATCCCCTAAAAACACTTGCTTCAATCCTTTTGGTTGGTCTTCACAATGCTGTTGCTGTGGACACAACAACGATGTTGTCAACGTTCAAGCCTGTGAACCTTCTTGCAATACTCATGGACTGGACCAATGACCTCACCGGCTTCATCACAACGCTCGTGAGGCTGCTTGAGTTGTATGGTGTTGTGCAGGTGACAGTCAACCTGATTATTGAAGGTGTCAAAACCTTTTGGGACAAAGTCATTTGTGCCACCGAGCGTTGTTTCGACCTACTAAGGAGACTGTTCGACACATTCGAGGACTCCGTTCCAACAGGCCCTACTGCAGGTTGTCTCATTTTCATGGCCTTTGTCTTCTCCACAATTGTTGGTTATCTACCTAACAACAGCGTGATCACAACGTTCATGAAGGGTGCTGGGAAGCTCACCACCTTTGCAGGTGTCATTGGCGCCATTCGAACACTGTGGATCACCATTAACCAGCATATGGTGGCTAAGGACTTAACCAGCATACAGCAGAAGGTTATGACAGTTGTAAAAATGGCTAACGAAGCAGCAACATTGGAACAACTTGAAATTGTTAGCTGCTTGTGCTCGGACCTGGAAAACACGTTAACGAACAGGTCCACCTTGCCATCCTACAACCAGCACTTAGGAGTCCTCAATGCATCACAAAAAGTTGTTAGTGACTTGCACACCATGATTCTTGGCAAAATCAACATGACGAAGCAAAGGCCTCAGCCCGTTGCTGTCATTTTCAAAGGGGCCCCAGGTGTTGGTAAGACATACTTAGTGCACAGGCTAGCACGAGACCTTGGGTGCCAACATCCAAGTACCATCAACTTTGGCCTCGATCATTATGACTCATACACGGGTGAGGAGGTGGCCATTGCCGACGAGTTCAACACCAGTGGTGATGGAGAGAGTTGGGTTGAGCTTTTCATCCAAATGGTCAACACAAACCCGTGCCCCCTCAACTGTGACAAAGTTGAAAATAAGAATAAAGTTTTCAACTCCAAGTACCTGTTTTGTACAACGAACTCTAACATGGTTCTGAATGCAACACACCCGCGTGCTGGTGCATTTTACAGAAGGGTGATAATTGTGGAGGTACGTAACAAGGCTGTTGAGAGCTGGCAAGCCACCAGGCATGGTTCAAAACCTGGGAAGAGTTGCTACAACAAAGACATGTCTCACCTTACTTTCTTGGTTTATCCTCACAACATGCCTGCCCCCGGGTTTGTCTTTGTTGGCGAGAAATTGGCAAAGACACAGGTTGCACCCAGGGAGTACAGCTATCCACACTTGTTGGACATGATAAAGAACGAACACCCTGATGCTTCGTTTGAGGGTGCTAACAAGTTCAACTTCATCTACCCTGATGCCCAGTATGAACAAGCACTCCTTATGTGGAAACAGTACTTCATTATGTATGGGTGCGTTGCAAAGCTTGCGAAGAGCTTTGTAGACAACATCCCATACAATCAGATTCATATATCCAGGAAAAGTGACCCAAAGATTCCCAACTGTGTTGAGCACCAGTGTGAACTCAAACACATATGGCGCATGGTCCCCCAGTTTGTGCTTGGCTGTGTGAATATGACGAACCAACTTGGCACCCCTTTGACTCAACAGCAGTTGGACAGAGTTGTGAATGGCGTTGAGGGTGTGACTGTTTCAACGGTGGATAACATCTTACCGTTTCATTCGCAGACCACCCTCATTAACCCCTCATTCATAAAGTTGATATGGGCAGTTAGAAAACACCTCAAAGGGCTCAGTGGCATAACTAAGGTGGCCAAGTTCATCTGGCATGTGATGAGTAACCCGATCAACGCCTATGACACACTTGTTAGGACACTTACGGGTGCTGCAACCTTCTCTGATGACCCCGTCTCAACAACAATCATTTGCTCCAACTGCACAATCCAGATTCACTCTTGTGGTGGTTTGCTTGTCAGATATTCGAGGGACCCTGTTCCCACTGCGTCCGACAATGTAGACCGAGGTGACCAGGGCGTTGATGTGTTTACTGACCCCAACTTGATCTCCGGGTTTAGTTGGAGGCAGATCGCGCATCTGTTTGTTGAGGTGCTCTCACACTTGTGTGCAAACCACCTTGTTAACTTAGCCACCATGGCGGCGCTCGGTGCGGTTGCTACAAAGGCCCTGCAAGGGGTGAAGGGCAAGACGAAGCATGGCCGTGGTGCAAGAGTCAACTTGGGTAATGATGAGTATGACGAGTGGCAAGCTGCGCGTAGAGAGTTCAAAAATGCGCATGACATGACAGCCGAGGAGTACCTTGAAATGAAGAACAGAGCTGCCATGGGTAGTGATGACCAAGACTCGATCATGTTCAGGAGTTGGTGGACACGAAGGCAGTTGAGACCTGATGAGGATCAAGTTACTATCGTTGGTAAGGGAGGTGTGAGAAACGAGGTCATCCGCACCAGAGCTAGGCAGGCACCAAAGGGGCGCAAGACCCTTGATGACGGTGGTTTTTATGACAATGACTATGAAGGGCTCCCCGGCTTTATGAGGCACAATGGCAGCGGCTGGATGATACATATTGGCAACGGTATGTATATATCCAACACGCACACTGCTAGGTCAAGTTGTAGTGACATCGTTACCTGCTCACCGACCACAGACCTCTGCCTTGTAAAGGGGGAAGTCATCAGGAGTGTTGCACAGATTGCTGAGGGTACACCTGTTTGTGATTGGAAGAAGTCACCCATATCTACTTATGGGATAAAGAAAACACTGTCTGACTCAACCAAGATTGACGTGTTAGCATATGATGGTACAACCCAAACCACCCATGGTGATTGCGGGCTACCGTTGTATGATGAATGTGGCAAGATTGTTGCAATACACACAGGAAAACTCCTTGGTTTTTCAAAGATGTGCACACTCATTGACTTGACTGTGACAAAAGGTGTTTATGAGACTGCAAACTTCTTCTGTGGTGATCCCATCAACTACCGTGGCATCACTGCCAACAGGCTGGTGGGTGCGGAGCCACGACCCCCCGTGTCTGGTACGCGCTACGCTAGGGTCCCAGGCGTGGATGACAAATATAAAACAGGGTATCGCCCAGCCAATTTAGGCCGGGGTGATCCGGACAGTAACTGTACACTGATGAACATTGCGGTCCAAAGTTTGCAAGTGTACCAGCAAGACCCCAAACTGGATAAGGTTGATGAGTTCATAGAGCGCGCTGCAGCAGATGTGATTGGTTTTCTCAGATTCCTTACGAAGGGCCAGAGACAAGAGAACCTGCCCTTCAAAGCTGCCTTTAACACATTGGACATGTCAACGTCTTGTGGCCCCTTTGTTCCTGGGAAGAAGATAGATCACATAAATGACGGTATCATGGACCAAACCCTCTCAAAACATCTCTACAAGTGTTGGAGTGTCGCAAATTCTGGCAAGGCACTCCACCATGTGTACACCTGTGGTCTCAAAGACGAGTTGCGACCACTGGACAAAGTTAGGGTTGGTAAAAAGAGACTGCTTTGGGGCTGTGATGTTGGTGTTGCATTGTGCGCAGCATCAGTGTTTCACAACATTTGCTACAAGTTGAAGATGGTAGCTAGGTTTGGACCGATTGCAGTCGGAATTGACATGACCTCAAGGGATGTTGACGTGATGATGAACAACTTAACATCGAAGGCAAGTGACTTCTTGTGCCTGGACTACTCAAAGTGGGACTCGACAATGTCACCGTGTGTTATTAGACTGGCAATTGACATTCTGGCAGACTGTTGTGAACAAACTGAACTCACAAAAAGTGTTGTTTTAACTTTAAAATCACACCCCATGACCATTCTTGACGCAATGATCATTCAAACTAAAAGAGGGCTTCCAAGCGGTATGCCTTTTACATCAGTCATAAACTCCATATGCCATTGGTTGCTCTGGTCGGCGGCGGTTTACAAAGCTTGTGCAGAGATAGGCCTCCATTGTTCAAATCTGTATGAAGATGCTCCTTTCTATACATATGGTGATGATGGAGTCTACACTATGACGCCTATGATGGTCAGCTTGTTACCAGCCATAATAGAAAACCTCCGCGACTATGGCTTGTCACCAACGGCTGCCGACAAAACTGAACACATTGATGTGTGTCCTTTAAAGGACGTTGCATTTCTGAAGAGGCACTTCAAAATGACAGACATTGGTTGGGTGTCCTTGCTTGACAAGTCTAGCATCCTCAGGCAACTGGAGTGGTGTAAAACCAGCAAACGACACATGACATTAGAGGAAACTCATGACTTGGCAAAGGAAGAGCGTGGTGTCCAGCTTGAGGAGCTACAGGTGGTGGCTGCCGCCCATGGCAAGGAGTTCTTTGACTTCATCAAACCAGAGCTGAAGCGCCAGCAGGCTTACACGAAATTCAACGTGTATGACTACGAGGCAGCTTGGAAGATTCTTGCAGATCGGAAAAGAGTCGTCTCGGTAGTACCTGACGACGATTTTGTGAATGTTATGGAGGGCAAGGCCCGTGCAACGCCGCAAGGCGACACTGCTGGTACTGCCACCACAGCATCAGTTCCCGGAACCACAACCGACGGTATGGACCCTGGCGTTGTGGCCACTACCAGTGTGGTCACAGCCGAGAACGCGTCCACGTCGGTCGCAACGGCGGGAATTGGTGGTCCACCGCAACAAGTGGATCAACAAGAGACATGGAGGACAAATTTTTACTATAATGATGTTTTTACTTGGTCAGTCACAGATGCTCCAGGTAGCATACTGTACACTGCCCAACATTCCCCACAGAACAACCCATTCACAACTGTGTTGAGTCAAATGTATGCTGGTTGGGCTGGTGGCATGCAGTTTAGATTCATTGTTGCTGGCTCTGGCGTGTTTGGTGGGCGTTTGGTTGGTGCCATCATACCGCCAGGTATTGAGATTGAACCGGGGTTGGAAGTTAGACAATTTCCACATGTCGTCATTGACGCCCGGTCATTGGAGCCAGTCACCATCACCATGCCAGACCTGAGGCCCAATATGTACCACCCAACCGGCGATCCAGGTCTGGTCCCCACTCTAGTTGTCAGTGTATATAACAACCTTATCAACCCATTTGGGGGAACCACAAATGCAATACAAGTAACAGTGGAAACGAAACCAAGTGAGGACTTTGAGTTTGTGATGGTTCGCGCTCCCTCCAGCAAAACTGTTGACTCAGTTTCGCCTGCAGGCCTCCTCACAACCCCTGTTCTCACTGGGGTTGGCACTGACAACAGGTGGAATGGTCAGATAGTAGGGCTGCAACCAGTCCCCGGTGGGTTCTCAACATGTAACAGGCATTGGAACTTGAATGGCAGCACGTTCGGCTGGTCAAGCCCTCGGTTTACCGACATTGACCACCCACGTGGTAGTGCAAGCTACCCCGGGAGTAGTGGAACAAATGTGCTTGAGTTCTGGTACGCTCAAACTGGCACCGCCACTGACAACCCTATCTCTCAGATTGCCCCAGACGGTTTTCCTGATATGTCTTTCGTGCCTTTCAATGGCACGACTGTTCCAACTGGTGGTTGGGTTGGATTTGGTGAGGTTTGGAATAGTGCGAACGGGTCTCCTTACGTTGGCACTGTTCAGGCATATGAACTAGGCTTCACAACTGGAGCACCAAACAACATCCAACCCACCACCAGCACATCAGGGGCACAGGTTGTTGCCAAATCCATCTATGGTGTTGCAAATGGTCAAAATCAAGGCACAGCTGGGCTGTTCATTTTGGCTTCAGGCATTATTTCCACCCCCAATGGTCCTGCTGCCACCACGTACACACCCCAACCAAACAGAATTGTTAATGCACCTGGTACCCCTGCTGCCGCCCCAGTTGGTAGGAACGTGCCCATCATGTTTGCATCAGTGATCAGACGCACCGGTGACATCAATGCCGGCGCCGGCTCAGCCAATGGAACTCAGTACGGGACAGGCTCACAGCCTTTGCCAGTGACAATTGGGCTGTCGCTAAACAATTACTCGTCTGCGCTCACGCCTGGACAGTTTTTCGTTTGGCAATTAAATTTCACCTCTGGCTTTATGGAAATTGGCTTGAGCGTGGACGGGTACTTCTACGCAGGAACAGGAAGTTTAACCACGCTTATTGACTTGTCTGAACTCATTGACATCCGCCCTGTGGGACCCAGACCATCTACAAGTACACTTGTGTACAATCTGGGGGGCGCAACTAATGGCTTTTCCTATGTCTGAATTTATTGGATTAGGACTTGCAGGTGCCGGCGTTTTGAGCAACGCACTGCTCCGCAGGCAGGAACTTCAGCTACAAAAACAGGCATTAGAAAATGGGTTAGTTTTAAAAGCCAATCAGTTGAGTAGGTTAGGTTTTAATCCAAATGAAGTTAAGAGCATGATTGTAGGTGGTAATTTAAATAGTGGTGTTAAGTTAAGTAATATGCATAATGATGCTAGTGTAGTTAATGCTTATAATATATATAACCCTGTTAGCAATGGTATAAGGAAGAAGATTAAAAGTTTTAATGATAGTGTTAAGATTTATAATACAACTGGCGAGTCCAGTGTTTAGTTTGTTGATTTGAATTGTTAATTAATTTAATTGGTTTATAATTTAGAGTAAATTAT